GTTGCTTCTAGTATGTCATCTATACCAAATATAGTTGATGCTGTTTGATTGGTAGTTGCCTGTGCTCTATTGCTGTCAGAAGTATCGTCAGCAGCACTTCTAAAGAAGTGATACTCAGCTTGACCTTCAACTAAATCAATATTGGTTTCGTCTATTTCCCAATAGTGTAGTCCTCTATTACCCCACTCTTGAAACATAATATTCATAGAACGCCTTGCAGATTTCATCTGATAACCTGTGATGTTATCAAAACCTATTCTCTGAAAAGATTCTTCTATGATGTCATCAATAGCAAAAGTCTTATCGAACGTTGCTGTTCCTGAAGTAGTATTAGGCATTAGCTACTCCTTAATATATTTTTTTAAATTCTGCTATGCAAGTATATGTATTACCAGAATCCGCTGCACCAGGTACAACAAAGTTAACATCACTTTGGTTACTGTTAGATGATTTATCAGCAGGTATGCC